CATCTGCTGGCGGATGCCGCTGTGGCAGCGCTGGTCGGCACCGCCGTCTATGATGCGCTGCCTGCAGGCAGCCTGCCGCAGACCTATGTGACGCTTGGCCCCGAAGAGGTGCGGGACCGCTCCGACGCCACGGCCACTGGCGCGCTGATCCGCTTCACCGTGACGGTGACAACTTCGGCGGCCGGTTTCGGCACCGCCAAGAGTGTGGCGGCGGCCGTTTCGGACGCGCTGCAGGATGCGGATCTGAGCCTCAGCCGCGGTGTGCTCGCAGGCCTCTGGTTCGAGCGCGCCTCGGCCAGGCGGATCGGCACCGGCGGCAGCTTGCGCAGTGTCGAGCTGCGCTTCCGCGCCCGTGTCGAAGACGCCTGACCCCTTTAGAGAATTGGAGAGAGACAGATGGCAGCCCAGAACGGCAAGGATCTTCTGATCAAGGTGGACATGACCGGCGACGGCCAGTTCGAAACCATCGCGGGGCTGCGCGCCACGCGGGTGAGCTTCAACGCGGAAAGCGTTGATGTGACCAGCCTCGAAAGCCAGGGCGGCTGGCGCGAGCTTTTGTCGGGTGCCGGGGTGCGATCGGCCAGTATCTCCGGTTCGGGTGTGTTCCGCGACGAGGGCACGGACGAGCGCGCGCGCCAGCTGTTCTTTGACGGCGAAACACCGGATTTCCAGGTGATCATCCCGGATTTCGGCATCGTCGAAGGCGCGTTCCAGGTGACGGCGCTGGAATATGTCGGCAGCCACAATGGCGAGGCCACTTACGAGCTGTCGCTGGCCAGCGCCGGCGCGCTGTCCTTCACGGCGATCTGAGCCATGGCGAACCCCTATGCAGGCGAGGCCGCGCTGGTGATCAATGGCACCCCCCATGTGATGAAGCTGACGCTGGGGGCGCTGGCCGAGCTGGAGGCCGCGCTGGAGACAGGATCACTGGCCGATCTGGCGCAGCGCTTTGAGAGCGGCGGTTTCTCCGCCCGCGATGTGCTGACGCTGCTGGCGGCGGGCCTGAAAGGCGGCGGCCACGCGGTGACGGCTGAGGTTCTGGCCGCAGCTGACATTGCCGGCGGCCCGATGGGGGCAGCGCGCGCCGCGGCGGAACTGCTGGCGCGCGCCTTTCTGATGCCGGGGGAGGCATGAGCCGTTTCGACTGGCCCACGCTGATGCGGGCCGGGATGCAGGGGCTGCGGCTGACGCCGGATCAGTTCTGGCACCTCACCCCGGCGGAGTTGCGGCTGATGCTGGGACAGGCGGCGGGACAGGGTGCCTTGGGGCGCGACGGTCTGGTGGCGCTGATGGCGGCCTATCCGGACACAACGGGCAAAGGAACAAGCGATGAGTGACAGTGGTTTCTCCGATCTGGAGCAGCAGGGCGAGGCCCTGGGCGACGCGCTGGGCGATGCCGCGGGCATGGCTGCCGGGTTCGATGCCGAGCTGCGCCGCGTGAAAGAGGCGTTTGCCGCCACCGGCAAGGACGTGCAGACGCTGGAACGCGGGCTGTCCAAGGGCTTGCGCCGCGCCTTTGACGGGGCGGTCTTTGACAGCCTTTCCCTGTCGGACGCGCTGGAAACCGTGGCGCGCTCGATGATGCAAACGACCTACAATGCGGCGATGAAGCCGGTGACCGACCATATCGGCGGCGCGCTGGCGGGCACCGTGGGCGCGCTGGTGGAGGGTCTGTTTCCCTTCGCCAATGGGGCCGCCTTCAGCCAGGGGCGGGTGATGCCCTTTGCCAATGGCGGCGTGGTCTCCGGGCCTGTCACCTTCCCGATGCGCGGCGGAACCGGGCTGATGGGCGAGGCCGGCCCCGAAGCGATCATACCGCTGGCCCGCGGGTCGGACGGCAAGCTGGGCGTGCGCGGCGGAGGCGGCGGGGTCAGCGTGGTGATGAACATCTCCACGCCGGACGCTGCCAGCTTCCAGCGCAGCCGCGGGCAGATCGCCGCCCAGATGAGCCGCGCCCTGAGCCGCGGCAGCCGCAACCGCTGAGAGGGAGACAGAAACATGAGCTTTCACGATGTGAGATTTCCCGCCTCCCTGAGCTTCGGCTCGGTCGGCGGGCCTGAGCGGCGCACCGATGTGGTGACGCTGGCCAACGGTTTTGAAGAGCGCAACACCCCCTGGGCGCATTCGCGCCGCCGCTATGACGCGGGGCTCGGCCTGCGCTCGCTCGACGATATCGAAATGCTGATCGCCTTTTTCGAGGCGCGCCAGGGCCAGATGTTCGGCTTCCGCTGGAAGGACTGGTCGGATTTCAAATCCTCCCGCGCCACCGGTGAGGCCGATTTTCGGGATCAGGTGATCGGCACCGGCGACGGGCAGCAGGTGGCATTTCCGCTGGTGAAAACCTACCGCTCAGGGGCCTATGAGTATGCCCGCCCTATCGCCAAGCCGGTGGCGGGCACCGTGCGGGTCGGCGTGGCGCAGGACGAGCTGCGCGAGGCGGTGGATTACACGCTGGATGCCGCAACCGGCCTCATCACCCTGTCGCACCCGCCGGCCGGGGGGCAGGTGGTCAGCGCAGGCTTCGAATTCGACGTGCCGGTGCGCTTTGACACTGCGTCGATCCAAACCAGCGTGGCAAGCTTCCAGGCCGGCGATGTGCCCAATGTGCCGGTGGTGGAGGTGCGGGTCTGATGGCGGGCATGACGGACGCCTTCAAGGCGCATCTGGAAAGCGGCCGCACCACGCTGTGCCGCGCTTGGGCCGTCACCCGCACCGACGGGGTTGTGCTGGGCTTTACCGATCACGATTGCCCGCTCACCTTCGACGGCATCAGTTTCAAGCCCGATAGCGGGCTTACCGCCAAAGCTCTGCAGCAGGGCACCGGGCTGGCGGTGGACAACACCGAAGCCATGGGGGTGCTGTCAGACGCTGTCATCCGCGAGCAGGACATCGATGCGGGCCGCTTTGACGGTGCAGAGGTGCGGGCCTGGCTGGTGAACTGGGCCGACCCGGACGTGCGCTGGCTGCAGTTCCGCGGCTCCTTGGGAGAGATCCGCCGCGCAGGCGGGGCGTTTCATGCAGAGCTGCGCGGCCTCACTGAAATGCTGAATACCCCGCAGGGGCGGGTTTATCAGAAGCCGTGTACCGCGGTGCTGGGCGACTCCGCCTGTCGCTTTGACCTTGCGCAGCCCGGCTACCGGGCCGAACTGGCGGCAGAGACGGTGGAGGAGCAGCGCGAATTCCGCTGGGGTGCCCTGCAGGGTTATGAGCCGGGCTGGTTCCGGCGCGGGCGGCTCACCGTGCTGTCGGGCGCCGCCGAGGGCCTCTGGGGGGTGATCAAGCAGGACCGGTCGGTCAGCGAGGCGCGAGTGATCGAGCTGTGGGAGCCCTTGGGGCTGGAGATTGCGCCGGGAGACATGATCCGGCTCGATCCCGGCTGCGACAAGCGCCCGGAGACCTGCCGTTTGAAGTTCGCCAACCTGATCAACTTCCAGGGTTTCCCCGATATCCCGGGCGAGGATTGGATGCTGGCGGTGCCGCGCAGCACCAATGCCAACACCGGGGGAAGCCGCCGGTGAGACCGCAGCAGCATATCGTCACCGCAGCGCGCGGCTGGATTGGCACGCCTTACCGCCACCAGGCGGCCTGCAAGGGTGCGGGCTGCGATTGCCTGGGCTTGATCCGCGGCGTCTGGCGCGAGGTCCTGGGGCCGGAGCCGGAAACCGCGCCGCCCTATACAATGGATTGGTCCGAACCGCAGGGCGAGGAGCGGCTCTGGGCCGCCGCCCTGCGCCACCTGCGGCAGAAGCAGGTGATGGCCGCCGCGCCCGGCGACGTGATCCTGTTCCGCATGCGCGAAGGCGCTGTGGCCAAGCATCTCGGCATTCAGTCCTGCACCGGCGCGCATCCCCGTTTCATTCACGCCTATTCGGGCCGAGGCGTCGTTGAAAACGCCCTCACGGCCCCCTGGCAGCGCCGGATCGCGGCACGGTTTTCCTTTCCGCTGGAGGTGATCTGACATGGCAACCATCCTGCTTTCTGCAGCCGGCGCCGCGCTGGGCGGCGCGGCGGGCGGCACCGCCCTTGGCCTGTCTTCCGTCGCCATTGGCCGCGCGGCCGGGGCGACGCTCGGCCGGGTGATCGACGAGCGGCTCATGGGCAGCGGCTCGGACCCGGTCGAGACCGGAAGGATCGACCGGTTCCGGATGACCCAGGCCAGTGACG